CGGCTCCGGCAAGCTCTAGGGCTTGTTCCTCGGCCTCGGCTGGTGGTTCGATTTCACGAAAACGCCACTCCGCAAAGCCCCTTTCGGGGTGCGGGGGCTTGGTTGACTTGGGGTTTTCAAGCCCCTCCAAATAGACCACGATTTCCCCCGGCTCGCCCTTGTGGGAAATTCCCACGGCCATGCCCCTTATTTTATAGACCCGGTCTTTTATGGGCAGGCAGTTGTAGTAAATAAGCAACTCCGGCGGGAAGCGGTCATCTACGCATACGACTTTTGAGCCAGTCCTCACCGTTTTTTGCCCTTCTTTTTTAGCCCTTTTTGCCACGCATCCCGGTTCCATTTTGGGCATTCCTTCCGTCTGCGAGCGTGAACCCGCAAGGCACGATCCTTGTAGATTTGCCGGACTCGCTCGCTCCGTTGCACCCGTAGCACCAGCCCCGTCCGTTGTGTTAGCTCAGATAGCCGTGCGGATAATGCGGCGCGGGTGTATGGTTTTCCTGTGTTGGGGTTGAGGTAACGGCGGGCGATGCTCGTTAGGCTTTCCGGGGAGCGATTGGTTGCTAGGGCAAGCAAGGCTTCATCCAGGGTGTCATCCCTTTTTGTGCGGAGCATCGGGCTATCGCCTTCGGTCTTGATCGTTTCCTCGATAATCTCTGCCGTGGCCTTTGCCAGTTCATCTAAATTCATCGCCGGATTTTGGGCTTTGAGGTGGGAAAGCCTCTCTTTGACTACATCTTGCAAGGTATCAATCTGGTCAGCCATGTCGGGCGTGTAGCTTGCCGCGATGCTATCAGCCGGGTCTTGGCCTTCAGTTCTCACCGTTTTCCTTTGCCCAAATCCAATGAGCCGTCTTGCTTGGCCGGATGATCTTGCCCTTCCGCTCCAACCATCTTGCGTGATACTGGATTGCCCCTTGTCCCAGGTTGAGCGTCCGTGCGATGACTGCCGTGGGTAGCCCATTCAAAATTAGGCATTCGATGGCTTGCCGTAGTGGACTGATGCGCTCCTGTGCCTTGCCGCCGTCCAGCACCTTTTGAAGCTCGCCCTTGTCGGGGAATAGCTCGCCTAAAAGCCGTTGGGCTTTCTGGTTGTCGGTTTCGATGGCCGTAGGCATGAGAGGATTTCTTTAGGAGTTTTTGATGCTATGTCAAAGGGGTGTTGAGTGTTGTTCAACATTTATTACCTTCATCACTCTTTGCCGTCTGCCAGATTTTCCGGGTCTTCTCGCCCCAGTGTCTATGATAAGCCCCTTATCAAGCAATGCTCGGTATCTTGCGGTAATAGATGAATATGGCATTCCTGTAAATAAATCCCTTATCTCATCACTAATACATCCATCAGTCCCAAATTGCTTAATTGCGCTATAAACCATAGCCTCAAGTCTGGTTGAATCAACGGCTTTAGCCGCCTCCTTGCTGGTGTCTGGATCATTTTTTCTTACTAGCTTATGATGACTTGTCCCAAACTCTTTAAGACCGCCAAAGTCCATCGTCAGTTGGGATGCAAAATGGAAGCTCATAGTGCGGCATCCTTAAATTGTTCGGCTATCGCCTTTACCTTGCTCGCAAACGCCTTTCTGCCCATGCCTAAAATGCTTTCTTTCGGGCATTCTTCGGACATCAGTTTTTTAATTGTGTTGTATGCGTGAAGAACAGTGCCGTGATCCTTCTTAAAAAACTCTCCTGTTTGCTGGAGAGTCGATCCTAGCTTCACTCTGATAATATACATTGCGACCATCCTTGCGATTGCGATGTGTTGTGGCCTTGCCCTGGACATAATCTGCTTTGGGTAAATCCCGAAGGCCGATGCCACGGCAGACACTACAAGCACCGGGTTTCGCCTTGTGGTTCCCCTAAAAATTGTTGTCTTATGAAGAATCCCCACCTCGGCGGCTAAATCTTTGACTACCTTTTTATAGCTCTCGAACTCTTCAATGAATCTTGTTGCCAGCGAAAGAGCCTTCTGCATTTCGGTCAATCGCTCTTCGATGCGACATATTTCGCTTTGGGTTAGCGGGTCAATCATTTGGGCGAGCGATATGCTGTTTATTTTTGCGTCCTGCATCATTCGGATGCGGGCGGGCATTTCGACCTTCACTTCGCGTGGGTTTTCTATTTGTGTGTTCATTTGCGGGTTCCTTTCTTTGGTTTTTTTGTGTGGGTATGGGTGCGTTTGGCATCCAAAGTCGTTTTTAGGGGCATTTTAAGGCGATTTTGTGGCATTGTCGCATCATTTTCTGGCTTTTGGCACAATCTTTCAACCAAAACCTCGATTCTTGAAAGTTTCGGTTCTAAAACATCCAGCCTTTGCCTATTGGAGAACTCTGCGGCCTCCTCGGATAAGGTTTTGTAGCATTCTTTCCGCAAGGGAACAAAGCCCCTTTCACAAGACGCATTAAAGGCTTTATAGAGGCTCACGATGGACTCCCGGCGGCTTGCCAATCGGAAAAACTAGAAAATCCCATAATGCGGTAAAGGGGCGGGGACTCGCAAGACGATATGGGTTGAGGCTTTGGCTGTATTTTCTGAATTTGAATTGGCTTTACTTGGTTTCTACGAAAGCAATTCCTGGCGGCGGCTTGCCAATTCTTTACCGGGGCGCGGCCTCCGACCTTCCATCCGTTCGCCTCATAATGATCGAAGGCTCCTTGAACATCTTTGCCAACCCAACCGATGCTCTTTGCGTAATCCGACCATTGCGCGAGCGAGGGGCGCACTTGCGCCCTCTCTCTCTTTATATCTAGCCTCTGGCCTCTAGCCTCTGGCTTCTGACCCGTTACATTTCCGTTACAAAAGCGTTTCATTTCCGTTACATTCGCATTACGCCAGCGTAAGACCCTATCCCTGTTTGACTTGCGACCTCCCTCATCCTTCACCATTCTCCGTGAAAAGATGGTATCTTCGGCTATCGAATACACGCCAGCTTGTGCCAATTCAATGAGCAAGTCGGAGGTTGTTTCAAGACTTTGGCCGAAGATTCGGGCTAGGTGTTCAGCCGTCATTGGCTTGTCTCCGGCCAGCAAATACCCGTGCCTTTTGCTCTTTGCCATTAGGCAAATCATATCGACCCAAAGCCCCCTTGCCGCCGGGGTGCAACCTCGCAAGGCTTCATCCGAAAGCCAATCAGAGGGATAGAACTTAAGCCAAGGCAACTTCACTTTTTTCCGTTCTCCAAATCCCGCTTCTGATATTTCTTGGCCCGCTCCAGAAGTTCCTTCGCCACCACCACGGCCAAGTCTGCGTGGTGCAGAACATCCTTATAGGATTTGTGTTGTGCGTGGCTCCATTCCTTTTGCATTTCCTTGAGGCGTGCCGTTGTATATTTAAGAAGTTGTTTGAGATAGGTTAGCCTCTTAACGCTCACTGAACAACCTCACGATCTTGTCCCACACCCACCCGACGAGCAGAACCAAGCCAACCATACCTCCGAATATAAATCCCCCGGCTAAGGCTAGGACTACCATTAGCCTTATTAAGTCTAAAAAGATTTCTAACATAAAGCTCCTTGTTTTTAGTTATATTTTTTGTAAGGCATCCGGCGAATCGCAACAACCACATCATTTAATAAATCCTTTCTGGTTGGGTCTTCCTCGGCATCCGCAAGTTGCTGAACCAGTTCCGCTATCGCCGCCCGTTCATTTTGGGCAACCGATGCGGCTAGTTCGGCAAGGTGTTTGTCGAACTCCTCTAAAAAATTAGAAGGGGATTTCATCGCCTTTATCCTCGGCTAGAACGGCTCGAATCACCGCCCGAAGTGCCACATCCTTTTTATACGGTTGCCCATCGGGAGCGTTCTTTAGGGGCTGTTCATTCAACCACATCAACCAGGAGAAACCATCCGAAGACCTAGCAATCTGCCGAACGGTTTGGCCTTTGTATTTGCCAAAACTTACCGTCATGTCTTTGATCTCGGAGTCGGGGGCTGTCTTTTCCGCAACCAGTTGTGCCGCGATTTCTTTTGCCTCGGCAGGGCTTGGCTCCTGATATTTGTGGCCGTTGAGTTGCTTGGCATCATCGAATCCACCAAACGGAACTTCCTCCGCCGGGGTTGTGGATAAGTTTTTGTCGATCAGAACAACGACATGGGCGAAGGCCGAACGGCAAGCTCGACTGATTGCTCTAGTTTGGCACATCGCCCGCCGAGCGTAGGTCGGACGCTTTGCCCACATATCCTCATCATCGCCAAGGAAGCCCTCGGCGGTTGAGATGACTTGGCCGTTGTCCATCCGGCGAACCTCGCCTATGCAACGAAAGCCGTCCTCTACCCTTTCAACATCACGGGCGGAAGCTACGCACCCATGCGCTACGGCGATGGATTGCCAGCCCTCCACCCGCACATGTCGCCCGTTGCCGATTTGCTGGGCGGTTGCTTTTACTATTTCTCTGCAAGCCCCGGCAACATCCGTTGCCTGCCTTAAATGCCTGCCAACTCCGTTCCCATTTTCTGTGGAAACGATTTGTGTGTCATAGTTCATTGTGTGTGTTCCTCCTTTATTTTTTTGTTCTGCCTGTCGATCTCCGCAAGAAACTCATCAGCGTTGCGAGCGAGAAGAAGCCGCCCCGTCATTTTAATATGCTCCCCGAAGTTCTTTTGAATCCAATAGGTGTCGCTCTTACTCTGCATCATTTGTTCCTCTAAATCCTGCCGCCGATATGAGTTGGCGTTTAATTCATTCCAAGCTCCATCCGTTCGTGCGCTCATGGTTTTCCTTTCATTGTTTTTATTATAGGCTCAATCCACTTGGCGGTGATCTGATGGGCGGGGACTCGAAATAGCAAGATGCCTTTCTGGGAAAGGGCGTTGTACTTTTCGATGTCCTTCATAAATCCGCTTGGCCTAGTGTGCCTACCCTGAACCCAAATCGCTCCCTCGATTTCCACAGCAACCCCATTTGCGAAATAGTCGACCCGCCATCTCCGGCTAGGCTCGAAGCGATATTCCTTTTGAAGCTCCGGCCCGTTAAGAACTTTCCATAGGAACTCGAACTTCGACATCTTCAATTTCGCATCTCCCAAATCGAAGGGTTGCGGGAACGCCGTTCCGATTGCTTGGTTTCCTCGGCTATCTTGTCCAAACGATCTAGCTCCTCAGCAACCATAAGATAAAACCTGCGCCTCTCGTAGTCTCTCTGTTCAAGGTATTGGATAAAGGCTTTGCCGCCGAACCAAAGGAAGCAAAGAAAAAAAATAAGGATGGCCTCAATCATAGGATTCTCCACTTGTGCCAAGCCAAGGAGCAGTAAGAAGGATTGGGGATGGCGGGATAGCGGTCATCCTTCTTCATTACAAACCCTTCCCAAACTAACCCGCCGCGATTCTGGAAGTTCATCTCATCCCATATTGCTTTAATTTTATGATGGGCTAGGCGGGGCATCCGAAGCAGGGCATTAGTCCGAAGGGCGAAGGTTGCTGGCTCAATATGCTCAATCTCTTTCATGCGTTGGGCATAGGGTTTGGGATTGTCGGGATCGTAGGCATCAATCACGATCACCGTCCCCACGCCGACCTTCTCCCGCTGTCCCATAATCTCGCAGTCCACCCACCGAGATTTAATCCCGCACCCGGCAAGTCGCTTCGCCATCAGTTCACTATTCGATGCAACCTTGCCGTGGCGATTGTAGCCGACTCCTTCTTGCTGATCGAACCATCCACGCCATCCGTTCGCCTTCGGTTCAATCGCCCAATCCTTGTAAGTTTCCGACCAGGGGGCTTCTGCGGCTCCAACTGGTCTTGCCGGATGATCTTTGAGAAGCGAGGATTTCACTTTGCTTATTTTAAGGGATGGGGGAGCGAGGTAAAGAAAAATCTTCTTTTTCTTTGTGCCTCACCATTACAACATCAAACTCCCTGTCGGCATAAGCCAAGGCATCTTCCTCCGTCATCCCTTGGCGCATCAACTGATCGACTAGGATGTGGTAGTTCTCGGTCATTGTGTTGCCTTGGGAAGCTCAAATATTTCCCAAGCCTTATTCTTCCACGGCCAATGAGGTTTGCCATTTTTTCTAAGAGGCAAGCGCAAGGCTTTGCTAATTTCATTTGTGCAATAAGCTAATCCAAACGATTTTGCCAAATACCAAATCGTTCCGTCCTTCCGCTTGGTTCTGTAAACGAATTGCTTGTTCACTTGGTCAAGAGGAGTTCCAGCCAATCGCCAAGGCCAAGGCCGACAAGGATGCCGACCATTACTGCGATGTAGAGTTTTAGGTATTTCATTTTAGGATTTCCTTTCGTTGTTTAGGCTTTCGCAATGAGGCACTCGACCCCGTGCGGAGTCACATCAAATATAAAATCCTTGGCATCCTTTTTTGTAGGGAAGCCAAAGACTTCGTTTTTGTTATAGCCTCTGGTTTTCATCCAAAGGGCTTTCGCCTTCGGAAGTTTCACCGCTACCAACCACCGCGTTTTTTCAGTTGTGTTAATAGGGTTCCTTTCTTTGGTTTAGATGAATTGCCAATTCAGCATTTCAAGTTCGATGGCAGATTCCTTGGCGGCTTTGTTGAATGTCTTCGCATCAACCCAATCGAGGGTGGAATTGAAATAACAATTCCGCATATAGTTCTCCACCATTCCGAGCTTCGGCATATCAACAATGCCCGTGGCCTCGCTGATTGCCTTCGCATATCCAACTAGGTTTTGTTTCATAGGACTAGTTAAACATACCCTAAAGATATGTAAAGAAATATCTTAAAGTATTTCTCTTTGAACACCAACGACTTACAAAGGGCTAGGCGATTTTGTAGTGGGAGATTGCTGAAATTCTGCGTCCAGAACCATCGAAAATTCGGAACTCTTTTTTTAGAAGAATGCCGTCTGCGGCCATCGCATTTAGCACTTTGTTTCTTTGCCCTCCGGGGATTCCAGCGTAACCCATTTTTATCAATGCTTCCTCGGCGCGAACCCATCCCTTCGGAACCTCATCCTGTTTTTTTGCCAAGTATTTTTGGAGGGTTTTCGCCCACTCGCCCTTGAATTTTTTCTTGCTCCATCCCTTACTCATACTGGAAACCTCCACTCCCCTTGGCTTGTCGGGCTTAATACATTCACGATGCAAGACTTGTCGTTGTATTCGCCCCACGCAATCCCATGTTGCCAAGCCAAAGTGGAGCGATTGCGCCTTGCGTAACCCATCGCATCCACATTGGCTAGGCATCCTATTGACCATCCAATCGGTGCGCCTACGCTACGGCCAGCGGAGCGATCCACCCGGTGAAGATGCCCAAAGACGCAGGGCTTTTTTAGCATCTCAACATGATCGCGGGTAGCCATCTGGTTAAACATAAAGCCGTGTCCGAATAATGTCCCGCCAAATTCCCGCCAGCCTTTTGCAATATCGTATTGCACGATCTCGGTTCTCATATCCTTGCAGGCTTGGTGAATGTCGGCAAGGCACGAGGTCGCACAATGAGCTAGGATTGCGTTGGGAGAATATTGATGCTCATAAACACGGTGTTCGTGGTTCCCAATAAAAAAAACATTTGGTTCTAATAACTGTAAAAAGCTTATGCCCGCGCGAAAATCCTCGGAGATGCTTGCGGCGCGGTCAGCGGCATCGGGGGAGCGCATCGCCCCAGAGCGAAATGCCGCTAGGTCTATTGCGTCCCCCAAATGAAGCGTAGTTTCTGGCTTAAATCTTTTTT